GTCTGATATGTTGCTATACTGCCATCTTTCAGCTTGCCGATGAAAGCATGTACACAAACTTTTCTGCCGCCCGGTGTCGGCTGATTCCAGTGATTGTTGTATGGATTATTCCCGAGCAGCCCATCATCCGGGCCGACGTACCTTTTAAGCCATGGGTTGTTGGCTCCGGTGCTGTGGACCATGATTCCCTTTACCGTGTGCCTTTTGCCTGCTTTATAGCAGTCGTTTTTTGTTAAATACAGCCTATGGAAATTCATTCCTCATCCCCTCCCTTTTCGATTTTTTTACGCTTGATCCACGCCAAGGATAAGAGTTCGCCCGTCGTAAACGCAAACCATGACGCGACCAGTGTTGATGGCTCGCTGGATGTCCTGGAGAATACAAACAACACGGCGGCAGCAAACAGGACGTTCAGGACGATCACAAGCACTACGATGAACTTTGAGTACCTTCCCTTCATCTCTTGCCCGCCACCTTTCCAGCATCCTCAAGATCCTCAATACGGTGGTTGGCAACCTTGATCTTCTCTTCGATAACATCGCACCGCTTTTCGAGTTGGAATGTACGCTCGATCAGGTTGTTGTGTTTTTGCACTTTTTTCTCCAATTCATCAATGCGGTACACGATTATGGCCGTGCTTTTTCTGTGCGCCAGAAAACTCCCGACCAGGTTCCCGACAAGGCTAATTGCCGCCACCGCAATAGCCACTATACCCGTTTCTGTCATTCCCATTCCTCGCTCTCATTTTTGATATAAAAAAGGCCGAGATATCCTCGGCCTAAATCACATCAAAGTTATGGATATGCAATTAGGTCATTCCAAACAATTGTGCCTGTCAACGGATCAATGCTGTAATGATTTTGTTATAATATATTTTTCTGCCAATTCTTCTTACTGACGACATTTGTCTTCATCTCCTTTACTCAAATGCCCACCAACGTATGGGTAAATTTATTGCCTCCATAGGGACTGAGAGATATGTGGTTGTGCCAAATGTTGCACCACCGGTTGCTATTCTGATACTATCTGGAGAACCGCCTGAAAAACAAACATGGTTCCAAGTAGCCGAACCTACTTTTATATCTTGTGCTCTGCTCGCAACACCCAAAAGTACATATATTCCATCACTAGTTCGGTAATATACTATCAAAGACGGCACAAAATCCAGTCCCGAAATGGCAGTATAAGTGCTGCTTGGATATATTATGCCGGTTGCCCACCTTTTACCCGCAAAAGTACCTTCCACCCCGCCTATATTGTTGTTTTCCCGTATAAGCGGGGCAAGCGATGGATCAAGTTCTGCAATGATCGTGCTGTCCTCCAATAATCGCCCGGCAGGTATAACTTTTTGCGGTTTCTCTGCCCCGGTGATTGTTAGTATTGTGCTTTGATCGTCATGTATAGGCATAGTGCCTACCTGATCCGAACCGTCATCGTTGCTAAAGGTTTTTCCGGCTGTTACATCACCAGGAGTAGCGTTGCCGGTCGAATCGCTACCCTGTAAGATAAAATTTGTGCCATTGTAGCGGACGGTATAAACGCTCCCGGTTTTGAGGTTGCCCGATACAAGATCATTCCCATTGGGCTTCTTGATGGATTTTGCACCCAGCCCGTTTACGTTGATGGTTACGGGGCCGGTATTTTCTGTGACGTTCCTGAAGGCAAAACACATTCCTTCATAATATCCTTCCGGCGCCGGGTCTAAATTGACTGTTTTTGTGTTGACGCCGCTTGCTACACCGTACCCCGGGGCCCTGTCGTATCTGCCAAGGGTCTCGATGTTCCCCTCTATTCGGTTAAAATCGTCCGCAACAGGCACTGTCTGACCAGGCTGTCCCCAATTTGTTTTTGGTGTTTGCCATGCCATATTTATGTCGCCCTCCTTCCTGTAAGCCTTGCTGACAGGTAACCCTGCCAGCTTATTTCTTGTCTGATGATGTGATAGTCCTGGTTTTTCACCGTCACCCGGTCGCCCAGCTCAAGCGCCGGGTTCCCACGCCACTCAACCTCAATGTCTCTGCGTGGATCCTTGACGGATGCCAGCAAGGTGTTTGCTATCGTCTGCGCCTGTGCCAGCGTCTGCACAAGCGGGTTCGCTGGGAACTCGAATGTGAGCACTCCATTTTCAAGTATGCTGGCTTCATCCCGGGCTATAGCCCTTTCTTTGTTCTGGACCGTCAGGGGTTTGCCACTTATAACAAGCGTCACCTGCTGATCCGTGCCGGTGCTGTTGGCGATTTTGATACTCGCGCCCCAGCCGTAGTATGTCGCTTCGGTAATTGCCACGCCCGCCGGTAGACTGTCGGGGGTGGCCACAGCGTCAATGACCGGTGTTTTGTTGTAGTACACTGTCAACGTCTGTGTGGAGTTGGCAGGAATCATGACCGGATCGTTGCTCCGGTACACTTCCTCCGGGTTTGCAGCCGGCCGCAGCGGCTGGGTATCGACGATGATCTCATTGGCAACGTCCTGTTGCCTGCTGGGCGTCCTGAGGGGCGGGAAGTAGTCGTCCTCGGTGATTTCGAGTACGGGATCATCGCCCTGGATTAGGAAGGATTCAATCCTAATCTTGCCGTCCCGGTCCTGGTATGCTACTGCCACCCCCGCCTCTGCTATCCGGCGCAAGGCTTCACGGTGCGAGATGGGATCGAGCCACGCATAGGGTACGATGATAGACTGCAGGACAGGATCAATGATATATTCGTCCGTCGTTAGCCCGGCATCCTGAAGCACCATCTCTGCCAGTTCATAGAGGCTTTTCCCCGTCAGCACCTGCGCTGTCTGGAATGTGCTTTTCCGCAGCAGTTCCATCCTGTCCCGTGCTGTGACCGTGGCTTCGAGGGTGTCGTCGGGGCTGTCCCAATCGAGGCTCCAAAACGTGCCAAGAGGTACCCATTCTTGTCTGAACTTCACTTCATGCCATGTCGCCATAGCATCATTCCTCCGATTCTTCTTGTTCTAGTCTTGTTTGAAGCTCTCCTTGATAAGGCACAGGAGCTTGTTCTAATGTCATTTGCCCTGCCTTTATTCGTGCTATCAAAGCATTGAGTAGTATTTCATTCATGCTCTACACCTCCACCAGCTCTATTGATGGTACTCCATCTGCTACCACTATATGCCACTTATAAAATTTTCCCGTGACCGAATCTTTGATGACATACCGGCTGTCGTAGTATTCAATTTCTGTTTCACCGACAGTGCTTTCTCGGTCATACTCGTACACAAAGAATACAATGTCGCCGGCTTCAAGGTCGGGGTGAGTGAAAGATAGCTTGTCTGCTGCAATGATCGCCTGCGCGGGATCCAGCTCTGTTTCCACGCCAGTCTCGAAATCAACCTTGCTGATTTTCTCCAACGCCTTGATGGGTAAATCTTGATGCAGCACCGACATTTTGTCCGTATAAATTCCAGCATCTGCGACAAAAGGCTCGATGTACACTGTACCACTAGGATAACTTACTAATGAGCCAGATGTCTGTATTGGAATCTCAATAGGTGTAGCTAATTGATAAGTTAGTGTTACTCCTTGCATATTTTCATTAACCCAAGCGTTTGCCCCTGCATTGTCTTGTGTTTTATTATAATTGTCCAGATGGACAACTATATAAAGGTTTGTCCCGGTATTATATCCCGTTGCTATACACTCTGTGTTTGCGTTAGCTCTAATTGCCGTACTAGAGGTTGTTGTGTATGCTGGCAAATTGCTATTATTAACAACCATACCAGTAGTCGGTATAAATTCGCCGTATATCTGTCTTGCGAAATTCGGGAGGGTTGTATAATAAAGTAATATGACAAAACCTTGCTCGTTAATAGAGTAGAATGTCCAACCACTCATGGGCAGGGTAAACTCATCACTAACCCTCTTAATCAACTTGCCATCAGCGACGTTAACTTCATCTTTAACGCCGTTCGGGAGGCTTCGCAATTCCTCAATATTTCCTTCATCGTTTTTTGCAACCACATAAGCAGTAGATGTTTCCGTTTCATCTGCCGACACACTTTTTAGCCGCATGGCACTAACTGTAGATTTTGTGCCGTTGTGCCAATTATATTTTTGTACCAATTTTTCTTCACTCAAAAGCCAATCTTCTTCTGTTGCCCTAACTACCATAAAATTTTTAACTCTAACTTCTGATTCAGTCTCGTAAACCCACCAGCCTATTTTTGTTATTGCTTCGGGCGCATCTAGTTTCCAAACCTTTCTGCCAACCGTATTGTTTTTTGTTTTTTGGTCTGGGTCTCTATTAGTCGTGCTAGCACTATTATAATACGGTGAGTTTATGGCAAAAGTTTCAACAGTTTGCACCAGCTCATAAAAAATCAAATACTTATCTTGTGGTAAGTTTAAATTGTCAAAAAATACCGGGGCAGTGCCAGAAGTTGGTCTTGCAGGCAGTGTCCACGAATTATCTCCTTTACCACCAAGCAAATTAGTTGCAGATTGACCGAGCAATCTTGAGCTAATTTGCCCATTTGCGGCGTTTTTGGGAAGGGAAATAATGCCATAGCCATTCACCTTTTGTTTTGGCTCCTGGTTGGGGTTTAGATTGGTCAGGACCTTGCTGATATTAGATACATCCTGTTCTACATCAAGAACTTTTATTCTTGTTTCGTTCAATTTTTGAGACAAATCGCTTGCAACTTGGTCTGTGTGACTGTTTGCACTTTCTAATACATCATCAGCATAATCTTTTGCGCTGTTTAATGCGCTATTTGTAACTATATCCGCATAACTTTTTGCGTTTGTTTCAGCTTGATTAGCCTTTTGTTGAGCGCCTGTCGGTGTTTCTGCGCCTATTAAAGCAGGAGTAATACTATGCGGGTTTGATGCCTGCAAGTGCGCTGCTTCCCAATCTTCGATTTCTTTTAATTTACCATCTATCGCATCAGCATTATAGTTTAAATCTTGAATATCGGCCGGGTCTGTATCCTCCGGCTTCCTGAGATTGTAGTTTTTCGTGTACTCCAAGTTTTACACCTCCTTGTATTCGCCCCAAGGTTTAGTTTTTATAGTTCCCCATGTCTTTTCGATTTCTGCTCCAAGGTGGACCTGAATGCGCCGGTTAGGCTTCAAAAGGTTTTTGAGCGGGGAGTTTTCGTTGTCTATGTCAAACTTCTTGTCCTCGTTATTCAGGGCAAGCGTGATTTCATTGGATGATATATTCCCCACTGGCAAACTGCCCTGACTTGCTTCTCTTTCCTCCAGCAGCCGCAGGCTTACCAAGTCGCCGGTTTCATAAACTTCCCGGATAGACGTAAAAAATTCAATGATTTTGGCGCAAGTACCAGGCAGGCTCCACCGGGTGATGATGAGTTCCTGTTTTGCAACGTCAAGGACCTGCGGGTCAAGTGTCTTACTCCAGGAAATTTGGTCGTTGTCTGTGATGGTTTCTGTTTTGAGCAAAGTATCGTCCGGGCCGTAGAGCTTGATTTGGAAGTCAACAGGCCACTCTTCCCGGGCTGTGTCGCCGATAACCTTCAGCTGTCTGATTGGTCGGGGAAGATGTGTTACGGTCAATGTGGGATATGGAGAAGCAAAATAACCGTTCTGGTCGGCAAACTGTGCCCCCCACCAGCCGAACTGCTGCTGTGTGATCTGGTCCGCTGATGGCGCAAGGTGGTATTCGCCGGAAGCCAAATCCCAAGTGCCGTCAAGGCAGGCGTATTTGCGGGTGGTCTGGTCCACGCTATCAGCGGTCTGCTGTGGGTAGGATACATTCGCCTGTTCATTGGCCTCGATTTCCAGCGACTGGTCCATAAACGGGTCTGTATAGTCTATTGCTACACGCGCCAAAACCTGCCGCCTGTCGGCTTTCATCTTCTGGATGAAGTCCTCAGTAACTGGATACACCTATACCACCACCTCACGGAAATAACAGCGCTGCAACGGTCACGCCTTCCACGGCGCTGTAGTCTACATATATTTGTCCTGCCCCGCCGTCTGTCTGATTGTATATGTCGGTTGCAAACGGGCCGATGAATTTCTGTTTTCCTGCTTCGATAAGGACTTCCCTGTCAGCCAGTTTCAGGCCTGCCCGTACGTAACCGGACAGAATGGTTACGGTTATGTCCTCTTCGCTGTCATTGCAGACGTGGAGTATTACCCTGCCGTTATTCTCCACAGCGTGGCCTTCGGCTGCTGCCGGGGAATATGCTGCTGTTAATCCAGTGTCGGTCAACTGTTGACGTGCCAGGCTTACACGTGCCATTTCAAATCACCTCACTGTTCGATGAATGCGATGCTGACATCCTGCCAGTACCTAATCCCGTTCTTCGTATGCCAGAGACCGGCATTGATGTCCCCGGCATAACAGGTCATAGTCATTTGCCCGCCTGCATCGGGGTATTCCAGGGCGAAAAACGGCTTATTTGCCGTTATAGTATCTATGATTGTTTGCAACTCACTGTCGGGCACCATCTTCCAAACCACGTCCACCCTGCGCTTTGTTGCTATTAACTCCATCATCATTTTCCCAGATGCCGCCCTGTTAGATTTAGTTATGTCAAATCGCCCGACTTTAAGCTCTGTTGGTGTTTTAACTGTTACTCCTGCTATTTTCAGCATTCATTACACCCCCTGTGGTCTTAACACGATGTCAAATCCCTGGCGCTGACCTTCACGGATGAGCGCTGATAGCATCACCCGGGCAAACGGTGTGCTGTCAAGTTTGAGTACCAGTTCCCTGTTGTCCTGCTGCGTGGATGCCTGGGCGATACGCAGCGCACTCATCATTCCACGGTATACGGCCTGTTCGAGTTCGTCTGCGTCAAAGCCTCCGCCTGCAGCTGGGTTATATTTCTTGGGTACGACCGCCTCGCCTTCATGGAGCATGGCGAGCATATCCTGCGGTACGTAATTTGTGCCAGTAGCAAGCTTTGGAATCTCTGGAATGTTGAAGCCGAATTTTGAGCCTCTTTCCATGCCCAACAGATCAGCAACCCAGTCAGGGATACCGATGCTGATTTTGTTAAGCCCTCGGATCAGCCAGTTGAGACCGTCGATGATCAGATTCAGCGGATACTTTACAATGCCCCAGAGCGAATCAAATACTCCTTTGAATATCTGCTTGATACCTTCCCAAGCTTTTTCCCAGTTTCCGGTGAATACGCCGGTGATAAAGTCCATTAGGCCTACAAAGATGTTTTTCAACCCATTAATGATATCACCGATGGACTTGAACATATTATCAAATACTGCGACAAATACGCTGCCAACGAATTCAGCCAAGGGCTTGAACACATTCTGCCATAGGAACTCAAACACCTTGATCAGCGCTTCAATTATCGGCTGGAATATCTTGCTGATAAAATTCCCGAAAGGCACAAATACCTTCTCCCAGAGGAATGTCAATACCGCAGATACCGCCTCGACTGCCGG